TCGTCAATGCGTCAATAAAGGCTTCTTGGGAGAAATAGTGAGTTGCCCCGATTTGTCGGCTTTTTAAAATGTTTCTGATGCGGTTTTCTTTCGCTTTATGCCAACCACGCTGATATTTAAACATCCCATCAAGAAAGCCATTGATCAACAATTCTTTTTGTTCCTGATCAATGGCATTTTGTTCTGCTTTCTTCCGTTCGCCTTTGTTTCGATTGGCAAGTTTCGGGTTTAAATCCACTTCATTGCCATCACCGAAAGAATATTTTTTCACTCTCGCCATGCGTTCCATTTGGCGACCGAGCAAATCAATTTCTTTATAGTCTGCTCCGCTTTTTTCATCTTTGGCAATAAGCAAATTCAATCTTGTTTCTAGGGCTAATTCAACACGCCCAACAGGGGCGACATCATCCCATTTTTCGCGATCTTTCCAACTGGAAATCGTGGAAGCGGCAATATCAAGCTGACGAGCAATTTCAGCGATTTTATAACCGCTAAAATACATCTGTTGTGCTTTTCGTTTTATTTCCGCCGTCACATCGGGCGAAGCTTGATTGATAACTTGTTCGTCCATCCATAATCCTTTCAATTTACAACCGCATAATAGAAAGGGGGCTGCCGTTAGTCTTTACAGCTCACCTGTGAACAGGAAAGCAACAAAAACAACCCATAGACCGCAAAAATTAAACCTTTCAGAATAATGGCAATCTTTGAGCCAAACCAACCACAGAAAGGACAACCAATGGCAAAAAAATCTAAATGGGTCATTGTCGCAACCGAAGGTGCAACAACTGACGGTCGCACAATTCAGCGCAACTGGATTGAAGAAATGGCCGAAAGTTACGATCCAAAAAACACCTACGGCGCACGCATCAACCTTGACCACATCAAATTTTCTGTATATCTCCCTGAACTTGCCAATGCTCACTGCTTTGGTGACGTCTTAGCCGTGAAAGCAGAAGAACGTGAAGATGGCAAGTTACAGCTTTTAGCCGAACTTCAACCAACTGATGCACTCATTGCCTTAAATAAAGAAGGTCAAAAAGTTTACACATCGGTTGAAATTGACACCAATTTTGCAGACACAGGCAAGGCATACTTAGTCGGTTTAGCCGTTACGGATAATCCGGCAAGCTTAGGCACAGAAATGTTAAGTTTCTCGCACAATGGCTTAAATGCACGCAAATTAAAAGCAGATAATATCTTCTCTGCCGCCATTGAAACCGAATTAGATTTCGAAGGTTGGGATGGTTTAGACAATCCATCTGACAATCCATCTGTATTTGCAAAAATCAAAGCGTTATTTGCGAAAAAAGAAAAATCAGATGATGAACGCTTTTCTGATCAATCCAGTGCCATTGAGCTTTTAGCCGAGCAACAAAAAGACATCTTGGAAAAATTGACCGCACTTCAAGGCGATTTTGCAAATCAACAAAGCTCCATTGAAGAAATGAAAGCGGGCAATGCCGAAATCCATGCAACGTTTGAAGAACTCAAACAAAAGCCGGCACAAGCCGAAAATCCCCGCCCATTAGTTTATGGTGAAGAACCTGAAACTGACGGCCGCTTCTTTTAATTTATCTTAGGAAAAAACCAAATGAATAAATTTACTCAACAAAAATTCCAGTCTTACATTGCAGGCGTTGCACAAGATAACGGCGAAGATGTGGCATTCGTTGCGAATGGCGGACAATTCACTGTCGAACCAACCATTCAACAAAAGCTTGAAAATGCAGTGCTTGAAAGCTCCGATTTCTTAAAACGCATCAACGTTGTGATGGTGCAAGACATGAAAGGTTCTGCATTGCGTTTAGGCGTACTTTCACCAGTCGCAAGCCGTACCGATACTAACACCAAAGCACGTGAAACCACGGACATTCACAGCTTGCAAGAAAACTTATATTCTTGCGAACAAACCAACTTTGACACGCATTTAAACTATGCAACGTTAGACAGTTGGGCGAAATTCCCTGACTTTGCGGCACGTGTTGGCAAACTTAAAGCAGAACGCATTGCGTTAGACCGTATCATGATCGGTTGGAACGGCACAAGCGTGGCAGCAACAACCAACCGCACATCAAATCCATTATTGCAAGACGTGAACAAAGGTTGGTTGAAACAAATCGAAGATAAAGCAACCGCACGCGTCATGAAAGAAGCGAAAAGCGGCACAGGCAAAATCGAAATCGGTGAAGGTAAAGAATATAAAAATCTTGATGCATTAGTCTTTGCATTAAAAGAAGATTTCATCCCTGACCAATACCGTGACGACACAAAACTTGTAGCGATTATGGGTAGCGATTTATTAGCGGACAAATACTTCCCGCTTATCAATCAATCAAAACCAAGCGAACAAGCGGCGGGCGATACTGTCATCAGCCAAAAACGTGTTGGCGGTTTACAAGCCGTAACCGTGCCATACTTCCCGAAAGGCACTGTGTTGGTGACTTCACTCGACAACTTGTCAATCTATGTTCAAGAAGGTCGTGTTCGCCGTCACTTAAAAGACGTGCCGGAACGCAACCGTGTGGAAGATTACTTGTCATCCAATGAAGCTTATGTGGTTGAAAACTACGAAGCAGTGGCGATGGCGAAAAATATCACCGTTCTTGAAGCACCAACTCACGCGTAATCATAATGCGACCAACTAAACGTCACTTTCTTGAAGTTTCTGCCGCTATCGCTAATGCGGCAGAAACCGAAGATCTAAGCGATTTCACGGAATACGAAAAAATGTGCCGTATTCTTGCGAGACATCGAAAGGATTTGAAAAACATCCAATCGACCGAACGCAAAGCCGCATTTAAAAAGCAAATTTTGCCCGACTATCTGCCATGGATTACAGGGGCGTTATCTGCCGGAACAGGCAAACAAGATAACGTTTTAATGACATGGTGCGTGTGGGCAATCGACTGTGGGGAATATCACCTTGCCTTGCAGATTGCTGATTATGCCGTATTCCATGATTTGCGCTTGCCTGAACCGTTCACGCGAACACTTGGCACATTATTGGCGGAAGAATTTGCAGACCAAGCAAAAACCGCACAAGCCGCCAATCAGCCATTTGAAGTGGCTTACTTAGAGCAAGTACAACGCATCACCGCTGAATGTGACATGCCAGATGAAAGCCGTGCGCGATTATTGCGTGAATTGGGCTTGTTATTGGTTGAAAAGAACCCTGAGCAAGCCTTGCAATACCTTGAACGTGCTTTAGGTTTAGATCAAAAAATTGGCGTGAAAGGCGACATTAAAAAATTACGCAAAAAATTAAGCAAAGCCGATGAATAATCGGATTTGATAACGAGCAAACCACGCACCCGTCGGGCGGATTAAAAGTGCGGTCAAATTCTGACGGATTTTTGGCCGTGCTGATTTAATCCTCACCCGACTTTTTTTATAAGGGAAAACATGAGCGACGGATCTCTATCAGTAAAACTTGCCCCTGACTATGAGATGGATGCAGTGCAAAAACAACTGGAAGATTACGGAACAGGCGAAGATATTATTCGAAATGATGATTTTTTCCCTGACATTTCTCTTTCTGCTTTTCGCAATCAATATCGTGCAGACGGCACAGTTACCGAACAACGCTTGCAAGACGCATTGATTGAAGCCATCGCCAGTGTGAATGATGAATTGTCCATATTCAAAGCACAAAGCGAACATCACTTCCTTGAACAAATCCCCGCACCATCAATCAACGGTGAAAGCGTGTTGATTTATCGCTATAAACGTGCGGTGAACTGTTTGGCACTTGCTAACCTTTATGAGCGTTACGCAAGCTATGACAGCACCAATGATGGCGAAAAGAAAATGGATTTACTCAAAGAAAGCATCAATGAATTAAGACGAGATGCACGCTTTGCCATTAGCGACATCATCGGCAAAAAACGGGTCGATGCGGAGTTAATTTAATGGAAGTTTACGCACAACAAAATGACAACTTGGACGCCATTCTTTATCGCTATTTTGGCCGCAGTGAAGGACTTTTAGAAATTGCGTGCGAATTAAACCCACACTTAATGGATAAACCAGTCATTCCAATCGGAACACCAGTAATATTGCCAGAAACTGACACGGAAAAGATCAGCGTGGCAAGTGACACTATACAACTTTGGAGCTGATATGCACGACACACCATCAAGAGCATCTTACATATCAGGATTATTTGCCTTCTTCATCGGACGCATTGCGGATATGTTTTCAAATGTAAATTGGGCTGACGTAGCATCAGTAACAGGTATTGTGATCGGCGTCGCAACATTCCTTGTAAATTGGTATTACAAGAAAAAAGATTTTGAATTAAAAGAAAAAGAATTAAACCAACGGAGCCATCACCATGATTAAACGATCAGCAAAATATGTCTGCGCCGTCACGGCGGTTGTTGGGCTTGTTATTGCCACGCACGGGAATGAAATTCGAACGTCAGAAAAAGGCTTGTTGCTGATTGGCAATGCAGAAGGTTGCATGCAAAAGCCCTATCAATGCCCCGCTGATGTTTTAACAGTCGGCATTGGCACAACGGATGCAGTAGAAAGAATTAACCGAAATAAAATTTACACCTTGCAAGAAATAGCCGAATTATACACGAAAGGCATCAAACAAGCCGAAAAGTGTGTGAATACCTATGCGAACGGTCAAGCTATGCCACAAGGGGGGTTTGATGCTTTATCAGCAATTACATTCAATGTTGGATGTGGTCGCCTAAAAAACAGCACGCTTTTTAAAAT